CTCAGTATGGGGCAATCCACATCCTCAGGCTTCCTGTGGAATGAGTCGGATGCCGTAACAACAACTTGGACAAAGGTAGATTACCCGAATTGATAAATTTTACACCAACCCTAAAGGCCCACGGAGGCTTACAAATGAAAGAGAAAAACGAGTTTAATCTCGGCCTCAAAAACATTTGGGAAGTAGTTTGCTATGACTCGAATGGGGCTGAAAAATGGCGAGAGAAGAATAAGAACCTTGTAACCACAGAAGGACTGAACCATGTGTTAAGCATTACGCTTGATGGTGGAACCCAGATCACCACATGGTATGTGGGGCTTGCAGGTGCAGGTACGAAGGCCGCTGCTGACACCATGTCATCCCATAGCGGATGGGCGGTAGTTGCGGATTACAGCGAATCTGTTCGCCAGACATTAACACTAGGAACCGCTTCTTCGGGGAGCATAGATAATACTGCAAGTAAGGCTGCCTTTTCCATCAACGGAACAGCGACTGTAGCGGGTGCTTTTATAACATCCAATTCAACGAAGTCTGGGACGAGCGGAACTCTTTACGGAGTGGTTGACTTCAGTTCTTCACGATCTGTAATCTCTGGTGACACCTTGACTGTAACTGTAACGCTTACTGCCGCATCTGCTTGATAGGAGGTTGCTATGGGACTAGAAACAGCCTCATATATAAGTGAATTAGTAGATACAAATCCTGTAGTAGGTGATCCAGTTGGTGAGGGAGATGACCATCTCCGCTTAATAAAGACTGTTCTTCAGACACAGTTTCCCAACCTTACTGCGGGTGCAGTGAATACCACCCAAACAGAGATGAATCTGTTGGATGGTGTTACCGCGCTTGTTTCACTTGCGACAGATCAATCTTGGACAGGCTCACAGAGGGCTACGCCAGTTACGGATAACGATGGTAGTTATGATTTGGATTTAGGGCAAAACTTTATTACTACACCTTCTGGGGCAACCACGATTACATTTACCAACATTGCTAATGGTCAATCTGGGTTTATAAAGCTGATTAATTCCGGCGGAGAAACTATCTCTCTCCACGCTAACTCCAAAGGCGATGCAAACATAGCATCCACAGTATCAACAACAGGAACCTACTTGCTGAGTTACTTCAGCGATGGTACTGATGTGTGGCTGACTAACTCTGCGATATATGCCTAATGGCGATTTTCCCCGGTTCAGCTATTCCCAGCGCTGCTGATGACTATACGATTGATTACTCTTGTCGTTTTTATCATGGTTGGTTATCTAAAACATTTAGTGGTGCAGGAGATTTAGATAAATGGACTGTTAGTGTTTGGATGAAAAATAACGGGGGTATTGCTTCTGGTTCAAATGGCCTCAACGGATTCCTTTATTCCCAAGCAGATAACAATGATAAGACTGTAATATGGAGTCATGGTAGTGCTACCCGCTTTCAGAATATGTATGCTGGTGATACTGTCGACGGTTATTTAGCACCATCTGGAAAAATACGTGATCCTTCTAGCTGGTACCATTTTGTATTTGTATGGGATAGTGGGAATGCAACTGAAGGCGAACGAATAAGGATGTGGAAGAATGGAGTTCGTGTAACCGCATTTGGTACGTCAACATATCCACCCATAGACAAAGATTCTTATATAAACAAAGCTGCCGCACACCAGATTGGCTATTACTTGTCTGAGGGGGGTGGTCAATATTACGCTGAATGTTATTTTGCTGACTATTATTTTTTAGACGGTCAAGCAGAAGATGCTGATGCGTTTGGCGAACTAGACTCAGGTACAAACCAGTGGATACCTAAAGACGCAGCTGATGATCTAACCTTTGGAACTAATGGGTTCTATCTCAAGTTCCAAGATTCCGCTGCGCTAGGAGATGACTCATCTGGAAACAATAATGATTTTGCTGTAAACAGTATTGACGCAAATGACCAGATGCTTGATACGCCGACTAATAACTTTGCTACGATGAATCCTTTAGACAGGGGAGTAAGTTCAAAAGCCTCTTTATCAGAGGGTAATCTAAAGGATACCTCTACAGGCACAGCTTGGACTGTTGCTGGGGTACGAGGTAGCTTTGGAGTGTCGTCTGGAAAATGGTATTGGGAAGTCCTAAAAACGACAACAAATGACTACTCAATGTATGGGGTGGCTAATTCGGATTGCTCCTATAGCGAAAGTTTTGGCACTCCCAGTAATAGCTGGACTGCCATATCGGAAACAGGAAATAAGTTTGGAGATGGAACAGGTGGTTCTGGAACATCTTATATGGCAACTTGGACTAACGGGGATATTATTGGTATTGCGCTAAACTGTGATGATGGAGAATTAACATTCTATAAAAATAATGCTACTCAAGGTGTAGCTTTTACTTCATTAGCTGGTAAGGAAGTATTCCCATATCTGAGTTTGTACGATAATGCTGATTCCGCAACAGTTAATTTTGGTAGCGACAGTTCATTCGCTGGCGCAAAAACAGCACAAGGCAATCAGGACGGTAACGAGAAAGGCGATTTCTATTACGAACCACCCTCTGGATACCTTGCTCTATGCACAGATAATCTAAGCGACCCAGAGATCAAGTTGCCAAGCACCGCATTCAAGGCAAAACTTTACACTGGTGATGGTGCAACTACTCAAGCAATAACTGGTTTGGGTCATCAGCCCGATTACCTCTGGGTTAAGAACAGAGATACAAATGATAATTTCATATTAACAAACTCTGTTCGAGGCGCAACCAAATATACTACGATAGGTGTTGCTGGGGGAAATGATGGGGAAGTTACTGATGCCACCTACATTAACTCGTATAATTCTGATGGGTTTACTGTGGGTAACTCCCTCCCCACGAATACAAATACGGAAAACTATGTAGCTTATAGTTGGAAGGGTGGTGGCGCTGCTGTAGCAAATACTGATGGAACGGTAACGGG